CAGTTAATCGAATTACAAGCGAGAGATAAATGGCGCTACCAGCAACTATCTCGGTATCCTTTGATTTCTCATCTGGCGCTACCTTTGGTTATCCCTTTACCATTGGCGACTCTAAATATGGAATTCTAGGTACTGGCACTCTAGGGAGTTCTACAGTCCCAGACCCAATAGTTGATTTAACTCCTAACGTTCGCACCATTACAATAGATCGTGGACGCAATATTCAGTCCGATACTTATGTGTCAGGCACAGCAGTCATCAGAGTGCTTGACCCTAATTCTTACTTTAACCCACAGAACACAGCATCGCCTTACTATGGCTACTTAGTGCCACTTCGCAAGATTCGCGTATCAGCCACAACAGCGACAACCTCAAAGTTTTTATTCTCTGGCTACACAACAGAATATCGATATACCTATGACCAGGCAGAAAACATGGGCTATGTGGACATCTACGCAGCTGACGCCTTCCGCTTGTTTAACCTTGCTCAACTGACGACTGTTGCAGATTCGGGTGCAGGACAAGCCACAGGCACACGCATAGGCAAGATTCTTGACCAAATTCAATTTCCTGCCAGCATGAGAACAATTAGCACAGGCAACTCACTTTGTCAGGCTGACCCAGGAACGCTTCGCCTATCCCTAGAAGCTCTCAAGAATGTTGAATTTTCCGAGCAAGGCGCTTTCTACATAGACGGGTCAGGCACAGCCATATTTAAGAGCCGCAATCAAGTAGCTTCATCTATCTCTGGCACTCCCATTGAGTTCAACCAGACAGGCGGTATCCCTTATCGCAATTTAGTCTTTGCCTTTGATGACAAACTTATTATAAACACAGCCAGTATCCAGCGCATAGGCGGCACAGCCCAGACCTATCAAAACGCTGCAAGCGTAACTAGGTACTTCCCTCACCAATATTCAGCTCAAAAACTTGTCATTGACACAGATGCCAATGCCTTAAATATTGCTGCAACCTATGTGGCTACCAGGGCAGAGACAGTAATCCGTATCGATGCTATGACTGTTGATCTACTAAATACAGCAGTCCCGACAGACACAATGATTGGCTTGGAATACTTTACCAACGTCAGAATCTCAAACATCCAACCGGACAATTCAACCATCGTCAAGACCTTGCAGGTGCAGGGGCTTAAATGGGAAATCAGCCCAAATGCAATGCAAGTAACAGTTACAACACTTGAGCCCATCGTCGATGGATTCATCATTGGCAGCGCAGAACGCGGTATAATTGGCGCGTCTGCAATGACTTACTAGGAGATATAAATGGCAACAGGCTTTCCATCCGTAACGGGAGATATCCTTACAGCGGCAATGTTCAACGGGCTTATTACTTTTACTGTTGGATCAGACCAGACAGCGGATTACACAACAGTTTTAACTGACCAATACCAGACACTAGTGCCTATGAACAAGGCAACAGCAGTAGCCTTTAAGATTCCTACCAACGCCTCTGTAGCCTTCCCAGTAGGCACAGCAATTACGATCCTTAACAAAGGCGCTGGAACAGTGACAATCAGCGCAACCACATCAGGCACAACCACAGTTCTTTCAGCCGGTGCAGTAGCAGCTTCTCCTACCTTGTCTCAATATAAAACAGCGGTCTGCATTAAGACTGCCACAGACACTTGGTATGTAGCGGGAGCAATAGGCTAGTGATCGGTGCTATTACTGCTGGATTATTATCTCCGTTTGTTGTACCAACTCCAATTGTAACTGGCGGCACTTTATTTACAACAGGTGGATTTAACTATCGCCTGTTTACTAGCAATGGCACTCTTTCAATTTCAAATGGTCCTTTAACGTGCGATGTCCTTATGATTGCTGGCGGCGGCGGCGGCGGCGCATCTAATTTTGGTGGACCAATTGGCGGCGGAGGCGGTGCTGGCGGATTGGCATATACAACACAAAGTCTTGCTATTGGTTCTTACAGTCTTGTAATTGGCGCCGGTGGAGCTGGATCCTCTGGTGGCAACGGCACTAACGGAGAATCAAGTACTTTTACAAGTTTAACTTCTGCTGTTGGCGGCGGCGGCGGTGCATCTGGAACAAGCTCAGCCGGCGCTTTTAGTGCAAACAGCGGAGGCTCTGGCGGCGGCGGCTCGGCTTGGAATAATGCTGGCACAGGAAATGGTGGAGCTGCTACATCTGGTCAAGGTAACGCTGGAGGTTCTATTAGTGGGCAAAGCGCACAAAGAGCCGGTGCGGGCGGAGGCGGTGCTGGAGCAGCTGGCGCAAGTTCATCTACTAGCGGAGTTGGTAGTGTTGGCGGCATTGGTTCAAACGCTTATTCTGTCTGGGCATCAGCAACTTCAACAGGTGCGTCGGGTTATTATGCTGGCGGCGGCGGTGGTGTTAGCGGGATTATTGGTTCTGGACTAGCTGGTGGACTTGGCGGCGGCGGTGCTGGTAGCTGGGACTATGCAGGTACAGCAGGAAGCACAAACACAGGCGGCGGAGGTGGTGGTGCTGGACTTACTGGCGGTGCGGGTGGTTCAGGAATTATTATTGTGAGGTATCCAGTATGAGTCATTGGGCACAAATAGATGAAAACAACTTAGTTATTGCTGTTGTTGTTGGCGACAACAATGACCCGTCTGGCGATGAGGGCTATCAGTGGATCATTGATAATCTTGGTGGCACTTGGATTAAAACTTCCTATAACTCTAAAATTAGAGGCGTTTACGCAGGTATTGGCTACTTGTACAATGCAGAGGAAGACATCTTTATAACTCCACAGCCTTATTCTTCATGGATCAGAGAAGGCTCTCATTGGAAAGCGCCAGTAGACAAGCCTTCTGATGATTATCTTTATTCTTGGAACGAAGAATCTCAAACTTGGAACAAAGTCTGATGACGCCCAAATTATGCAAAGCTGGACAGCAACTTAGGGAGCAGTTCGATGATACTTACCCGGATAGAGATAAAACCTCGGACGGCTGGATTGGCGATACTCGTCATTCAGCACGTCCTTCTGACCACAATCCTGATGCAGCAGGTATCGTCAGAGCGATTGATATTGACAGGGATTTATCTGGAAAGGCAAAACCTGACCTCATGCCTGACCTTGCGGATCAGATACGACACGCAGCAAAGTCTGACAAGCGCATTGCTTACATCATCTTCGCAGGCAAGATTGCTTCCCCTCGCATGGGGTGGCGCTGGCGCAAGTATTCTGGAATCAATCCGCACACTAAACATTGCCATATCTCTTTCACTAAAAAAGGCGATGCAGATAGCTCGTTCTTTAATATCCCAATGTTAGGCGGCACAGCATGAACATGAAGCATCCAGCAATCCTTTCAGTAGGAGCGTTCCTAGCAGTATGGGGAACAACCTCTAACTTCTCACTTGACTATCGTGCAATCTTGGGCGCAGTCGTAGCTGGCGTATTTGGATACGCATCTCCTAAGAAGTGACAACGCAGGACTACGCGGCATTATCAGTCGCTATTCTCTCAATCCTTGGCGGCGTCGCAGCTTATGTCCAGTTTATGATTAAGCATTACTTGTCAGAGTTACGACCTAACGGCGGCTCATCTATTAAGGATCAGGTTAATCGATTAGAAGCGCGTGTCGATACAATCATTGAGCTGTTAGGTAAGTAACACTTATCCTATGGCTAAGAAAAAGGTCATAGACCTAGACACCTACAGCGCCTTAGACGCTTATGCCATTTCGATGAATGAGTTCTACAAGGCACTACGCAGGGCTGGTTTTGCAGTTGATTTATGTCTAGCAATTATTACCGATAGAGACGCTTATCCAGATTGGGCATTGCCAGAACTTCCCAATCGCATAGACAACATTCCCTACGATGATGAGGATGACGATTAAGAAGATCGTAATACTCTCGGACTTGCAAGTGCCTTTTGAGGACGTGCATGTAGTCCGTAATATTGCCAAGTTCCTAGGCACTTTTAAGCCAGATCAGACAGTCACGATAGGTGACGAGATTGACTTCCAGACCATCAGCAAGTGGTCACAAGGCACACCCGAGGAATACTCACAGAGCCTAGGTGATGACCGAGACCGATGTGTGGAGCTTCTCTGGGAACTAGGCGTTAGCGACTGTATAAGAAGTAATCACACGGATCGTTTATATAACGTCATCATGCGCAAAATTCCTTCATTCTTATCCTTGCCAGAACTGCGCTTTGAGAAATTTATGAAGTTTGATGAGCTAGGCATAACCTTTCATAAAAACCCAATGCCCATTGCTCCAGGCTGGATTGCAGTACATGGAGACCACACACCCATCAAGCAACAGGGCGGTCTATCAGCCCTTGAGGCAGCCCGTAGGCATGGCAAGAACGTCATCTCTGGTCATACCCATAGGGCAGGGCGTAGCGCCTTTACAGAAGCCTCTGGAGGGCGTTTAGGGCGTGTTCTACATGGAGTTGAGGTAGGTAATCTCATGGATTTCAAACAGGCTAGATACACCAAGGGAACGGCTAATTGGCAGCAAGCCTTTGCCATCATGTATGTGCATGGCTCAAGCGTCCAGGTGGACATTATTAACATCGAGAAGAATGGGACTTTTATAGTCCAAGGCAAGGTCTATGGAAGGGTTCGCTAGACCGGACTTTGGCGATGAGACAGTCGATGAAATTGTTATCGTTTCGTTACCTAAACATGGCGGGTGTCAGATAATTCTGCTGTAATACTTCTGCTGTTTCCGAGACACGGATAACAGAAGGGCTAAAAATGAATCACGATCACATAGTTATATTCTCAATGTTAATAGGCGCTTTGCCTGGTTTCCTGTTTGGCTACATGAAGGGGCATGAGAACGGGCTAAAGCAAGCGCGCCAGTCCTATCGCCGCCTTGCACGCCAGATGGAACAACACAAGGTTAATTGATGAACGCCCGTGACTATCTCAACGAAGCGAGAGCTACTATCCAGGACAGAGGACTTGATTACGGTCACCCTCAAGACAATATGCAGCGAACAGCCGCACTCTGGAGTTCATACCTCGAAATGCCAGTTACGGACTATCAGGTGGCAATGTGTATGGCATTGGTCAAAGTCGCAAGAAGCATGGAAACTGCAAAGACAGACACTTACGTCGATCTCACAGCGTACGTCGCAATAGCGGCGCAGCTGCACACAGAGGAGAATGAACTTTATGTTTAATCTAGACGATTACGAGACAGTAGAAGAAAGACTTATCAAGTTTTGGAAGGAACATCCTGATGGCAGAATTGACACAAAGTTGGTTGATGCAAGTGCTACGCGGTTTATCGTTCAGGCTTATATATACAGAACTGAAGTTGATCAATACGCTTGGTCAACTGGGCTCGCAGAAGAAACGATATCGGGGCGTGGAGTCAATGCTACTTCTGCTCTCGAAAATTGTGAAACGTCTGCTATTGGTCGTGCGCTGGCTAGTGCTGGCTACGCAACAAAGGGAAAACGCCCGAGTCGAGAAGAGATGGCGAAAGTTCAAGAACAGTCTAAGGTAAAGGCTGAACTTGATAAGGTAAAGGCTAAGATGGCTGAATCATCTGGCGAGTACATTCCAGTAGCAAAGGCAGATGATCCTTGGACTATCGCACCAGCACAGCAAGCACAGACTTTAGAGAGTGCAGTCGAGATGGTGAAATCCTCACTTGGTGGCACAACGCCGGACGAGAGTTGTATTCATGGAGCAAGAGTTTGGAAAACTGGTACTAGCAAGGTCGGCAAGCCTTGGGGTCATTGGAAATGTGTAGCACAAATAATGGGTGATGCAGAACGTTGCGAGCCTATCTGGTACGAGATTGACAAAGAGACCGGACAATGGAAGCCACAGGTAAAACGCTGATGGGACACCTACAGTTCTTAAATCAAGATGGTGAATGGGAGACATTCCCTAACGCAGAGCAAGAAGCCAATCTAAGAGCCAATGCAGAGCTAATAGAGGACTTGGGTTACAGACTGATATGCCAGTTGTGTAATCAATTCCCTAACAGGCAACAGATAAGAGATCGCTATCTAAGGGAGACCTGGACTTGCGAAAAATGTAGCACAATTAACTCTGCTGGACGTGCATGACGCGTCACAGAAAAGACCGAGGATTGCGTACCGAGCGAGTAGTTGCAGCCTACTTATCGCTTTGGTGGAGAAGCGCAGTCGTTGGTCGAGGGGCTGGTAAAGACATAGTAAACGTCCCGTTCGACGTTGAAATAAAGGCTAGGTCTGCCTTTCAGCCCCTGGAGTGGTTGCGTCAAGCCACCAAGAGAGCAGCAGGTAAAGAGCTTGCGTTCGTGGTGTGTCGTATGAATGGACAGGGTGAAGATGCTTCCGAGTATCTTGCTTTCATGCGGTTTGGTGACTTGGTGCAATTACTACTCCCTATTTACGGAGATATACAGAAAGATTCAGTACAATTAGAGCCTGAACGTTGCACATCGTGTGGATCGTGGAAACTAAAGGAAGTCCCATGCAGGACATGTTCTAATGCCAATCTATGAGTTTGAGTGTGATAACGAGTTATGCGAGGCTAACGCCAGATATGACAAGGAGTTGAGTATTAATGAACCACATGATGTTGATTGCCCGTTTTGCAGCTCTACTATGCGCAAGATTTACAGTTTTGTTCCCGTTCACTTCACCGGCACAGGATTCTATTCCACAGACCGCTAGTTATACACAACCTGTGGATAAGTCTGACCAAAACACTAAACAACGCTTACGCCACGCCCAAGTTATCCACATGCTTGACACGCGTGGTACTCTACAGGCTAGAGCCCATCAAGGGCTCACACCGAGCCGCCGACGCGTAGCTCGGGGGGTAGCCCTCGTTATCGGGATATCTATGTCTATACCGATGTCGGCAGCAGACAATGGCTCAATAAGTCCTATTCATAGTGTGAGACAATTAGCTGATATACAACTAACAGAGAAGCAAGAGTCTTGTCATAACGCTATTGTGTATAGAGAATCAAGGTTTGATAGATATGCAGTCAATGGATCACATCATGGTTACTATCAAGGCAGAACTACCTATTTAATTAATAAGCCAGATGATGTGCAATTCTATTGGTATTGGTCTTACGTTTCATCTAGGTATGGCATAACAGAGTATGATGAACCTGATATGTGTAAGGCACTACATCATCTAAGAGTTAAAGGTTGGCAATGAGTAGTAAGCGCAATGACCCTAGACTTAGTAGGAAGTACAAAGAGGTAAGGCTAAAGGCATTGGCTAGAGATAGTTGGACATGCCACTACTGTGGAGCAGAGGGCAAGGACATGACTATTGATCACATCATTCCGATTAGCAAAGCACCGGAGTTAGCCATTGATATTGAGAACATGGTGACTGCGTGTAAGCCATGCAACTCAAGCAAGGGAAGCCGTTCACAGGGCGTTTTTTTAGAGCGACAGCGTAC